CGGCCACGTCATAGGTGACGATGCCACGAACGCTGGTCAGAGCCTTGCTGAAGTCGTCCTGGTCCTCGCCCACGGTGATCTCAAGGCCGTTGCCCCAGAAGCCAACGATGGCCTGGCTGAAGTCGCCCATCAGCAGAGCTGAGCAGACGCCAGAGCTAGAGCCCTTGGTCAGGTTGCTGGGCACCTGGTTGGTGGGGGCCAGGGGGTAGCCGTTCAACGTGCCGGGGGTGGGGCCACGGCCGAGGCTGGCGCCGTCGGTGTTGAACAGGAAGGGGCCATCGCCAGTGGTAGAGCCACCAGAACGCAGCTTCTTGAGGGCTGCCAACACCTTGTAGTTGGTGAGATAGGCCACGTTGCCGGCGTTGACGGCGCCGTTGACGGTCATCACAGCAGCTTCCAGATCCACCACCTTTTCAAGGGTGACAGCGCCGCCGTTGGTGCCCATGGCCACCGAGCCGATGCCGGAGGTTTGCATGATGCCGGTGGGCTGGCCGCTGGAGCCAGAGCCGTTCATGATGCCCAGGTCGATGGCCAGGTTGATGCCATCGGTCAGGTCACGGCGCACCAGCTCCTCAATCCCAGGAGTGCCCTGCAGGAGGGTTTGGCGGCTGTACTTAGATAGGGCGGCCAGGTTCTTGGGCGCCAGGGTCACCTGGTCGAAAGTCGATTCCGACTGAGTGATCGCGGTGGTCTGGCTGCTGAGGTAGTAGGTCGAAGCAACACCAGAGCGGCGGGGAATCGCCACGTTGCCAACCAGGCCAGGCATGGTGCGCACGCCCAGCTGGAGCATTACACCGTTGTTGCGCAGGAACTCGATGAAGTCTTGATCCATCAAGTCAGTGGCAACCAAGTTGCCGCCGGTCGTAGCGCCGGAGGTCACATAGGTGGCACGCTTAGACAGAGCCGAGAAGGGAACAAAAAAGCTCCGCTCGGTGGTCTTGGAAACGCCGGACTTCTCCACCTCGCGGGAGAGGTCACGCACCAGACCGGCATCGCGGCTGGACCAGTCGCCGGTCAGCATGGCGCGAATACCAGCGGTGATGCTGTACCCGGCACGCTCTTGGGCGGCCATCTCGATGGGTGCCACGGTTTCGATCGGCTTAGCGGACAGCTTCTCAAGAACAGCGGCACGGGCGTCGTCGATGCTGCGGCCGTTTTCGATCAGGGTGGTGCCCAGATCTTTCATGCCGTGGCGCTCGGTCAGGGCGTTGATTGTGGCAATGCGGGTGCGTTCGGCTTGGGCGGCTGTGGCAGCCGCTTCGGCCCGCACCGCCTCGATGTTGAGGTTGGTGTCTTCCATGGTTGCAGGGGAAGGGTCAGGGGTCGGTTTTGCGGCTGGGGCCGCGCCATCGGTTTCGAGCGTTCGCCCGATTCCAATGGTGGGATCTGCAGCGCACGGGGTGATTGAGACCTCGTACGGTTGCCACGAGGTGGCAACAAAATTGCTGCCGCGTTCTTCCAGGCTATTGATTGCATAGCCCACGGATACGTTGCGCATCACGCCGTCAAGCACGTCGGTCATTATTTCTTGCGCAAACGAGTTGCGGCTGAATTTGACCGACACCATGCCGCGCTTTTTCTCGCTATCCACCCAGGCACGCTCAACCACGCCAATTGGGCGGTTTGGGTCGTGATTGAAGAGCAGCGGCGCGCCATCTTGTAGGCGGCTCAGGTCAACGGCGCTGCGGTCGTGGCTGAGCACCTCATTGCCGAAGTAGCGCTGGACGGGGAACTCGCTGGAGAAGCTGAACTCCATCGTGCGGTCTTCGCCGCTGATCGCAAGGCCATCAAGCGATGCCGCCCGGCGGTGCGTCTGACCCTCTAGGTCACGCATCAGTTCCATCACCTTCTCCATCTTGGCTCAGACTAGGAACTCCGGTTGTTTCACCCTCAGCGGTGTCCTCTGTTGACTCGGTGGCCGGGTCCATTGGCTCGATGTAGCCGCCGTCTTGATCGTCGGCAGGGTTGGTGTCGAACTGGAGCTCCAGCTCCATGGCCCGATCCACCTCTGCTTTGCGGGCCAGCAGCAGCTCTTCAAGGTCGCCGCCTTGCTCGGCAACCACCTGGGCCTGGGTCTTAGTGCCGCACCGGATCGCCAGCTTGTCAGCCTCTGCATCCTTGAGCGGGTCGATGTAGGCCCAGCCCCGTGCCATCCACCGGCAAGCGCAGAAGCGATCGGGCGCCAGCTCATAGCCGGGGATGTTCAGCGCACCGCTCAGCACGGCTGCTTCCAGCCAGCGCTCAAAGACCGGCGTTAGCAGGTTGTCGATCAGGTACTGCTGCAGCACCCGCCAGGCGTCCCGGTCCTCAATCTGGGCCAGCCGGCTGCTGGAGTAGTTGCTCTGGCTGTAATCCCCGCTGATGGCGGCATAGTTCACATTGACGCCACTGGCAAAGGCCCGCAGCATCCCGCGCACGAAAGGCTCAAGCTGACCGTCCGGTGCATTGATCTGCGGCACCGTCACCGACTGGCCGGGGAACAGGGTCTTAAACATCCCTGGCTCAAAGGTGGTGACCCGCTCGCCATCCACCACATCTTCGCCATAGGTTTCGCCCGCGCCATCGGGGCTGGTAATGAAACCCATCAGCGCAGAGGCTGCCCGGGCCCGCACAAGGGCGGCTTGCTCGTAGCCGGCCAGGTGGTGAAGCCGCTGGATGCCGGCAGCAAACCAGCTCACCCCACGGGTCTGCAGGGGCCGATCCGCCACGAACAGATGCAGCACCTCGCTGGCAGGCACCATTAAATGGCGGGCCCCAGGGGCATGGCCAAAGGATGAATCGCCGGGGTGGGTATTCAGGAACGCGTACTGGACCGGCCGCCCCCAGCGGTCAACCTCAACGCCCATGCGCCACTCGTTACCAGGCGCTGTACTTGCGCCGCTGTAGCTGTCATCTAGCTGGTCGCTTTCAAAGATCTGCAGCGCCAAAGGCACCCGGCCACCGCCAAAGGCCTGGGGCACCAGACGAATCAGGATCTCCCCCGATTCGCACATGGCGCCAACGCTCATGCGCTCAATCTCATGCAGGCTTAGCCGGCCCGCCACGTCGCAGGTTTGCCGCCTGGTCCACTTCTCCCAAGCGGCTTCAATGGCGCTGTTGACTGCCTGGTCTAGGCGGCCAGAACCCCTCTGCATCTTGACCTGCATCTGCAGGCGGATACCCGTCCCCACCGTGTTGTTGGTGATCAGCGACTTGGCGCGCTTGGCAAAGTCGTTGTCGCGCACCAACTGGCGGGCTCGATTGCGCAGCCGGCTGATGCTGCCCTTGATCTCGCTGTCGGCGCTGGTGCTGCCGCTCACCCAATCGGATGTCAGCCGTGAAACGGTTGCACCGGCATAGGCACGCTGGCGCCTTGGGAGCTGGGGAGCTGCAGGCCGGCGCAGCCCGAGTCGGTCGCGGATTGAAAAGCCAAGTCCGAAAGCCATCAGCCAAACCTCACGAACAGATTGCGGGGATCACCCAGGCCGTTTGCGATCCGCTCTGCTGCCTGCTCCTTTGCCACCTGAGCCTTGAGCAGGTTCTCCCTTTCGATCAGTTCGGCCAGGGTGAATTTCTCCAGTGACCGCGAACCAATCGTGTATTTTTTGACCGACCCGCCACTGATCAGCGCCCGGATGGCGGCCTGCACCGCGTCTAAGTCTTGGCTTGCCTGGCTGCGGCCGTCATAGGCGGCAGGGGTGCCGGTGTAGTTGAGTGCCGCCAGCACCTGGGTCTGGCCGCTCCAGAGGGTATGGGCTTCGCTTGCCTTGGTGGCCCGGGCCTGAAAAAACCAAGTTCCAACGGCCAGGCCAGCTGATGCCGTGGCGCTGATCGTGTTCTGCCAGCCGGTGCCATAAGCGCTACCGACAATCGTCAGGCCACCGCCAGCTGCATTGCGCAGGAAGTAGGTCAGTGTCCAGCTGCTATCGATCGTGTTGCCAATCGCATCCGACGCCGCAGGGTCACGCCAAACCGTCGTATCGCCGGCCCTGATTGTGGCGGGGATGGTGCTCATGGTTCAGGCTATAAAGCCTGAGTCACCAACTCGTCAGGAATGATGGCGTTGCCGGTGCGGCCGGCCGTGGCTGGGCGGGCTTTGGTTTGCCGGTGGATTGGCCGGCCAGTTGATCCCACATCGTTGCCCGGTTGTATCGGCGCTTGACCAGCTCCAGTGCTGCCAGGCAGTAAACCGTCAAGTCGAGCGGTTCATTGCGGGCGCCACTGGGCTTTTGCCATTCCAGCACCTGGAATCCTTTCACCGTGCGAGGGACCAACCGCTCGCAAGTCAGGCCCTCCAGGTATTCATCGGTGGCGTTCTGGCCGAAGTGAACGTACCCCGGGCCGGGCTTTGGGATCTTCAGGCGGGCGTAGATCGTGCGCTTGAGGGTGTCGGTGCCGACCATGTACAGCGTGACGCCGCCTTTAACCGTGCGGCCCTTGGCGTTCACGTCCTGCTTTGTGCCCTTGCCGATCGCCGGTGCCGCCCTGGTGCTGCTGCCCTTGATCGCCACCACACCCTCGCGGGCCCGCTGCCGGCAGAACTCATAGGCCTCCTGTGTGAAGTGGCCGCCGGTGTCTACTGCGGTGTGGCGGATCGTCAGGGTGCCGCCGCCTTCCTTTGGCCACTCGGTCTTGCGGATTGAGTCGATCTGATCCCATGCGTCCTGCTGGGCTGGGTCGCCCTCGACCTTCTGGTGCCAGATCAGCCACATCTCATCGCCCCGGCCGACGCCCCAGACCGACATCTCAAGCCAGGTGTCCTGCACGTCCACGGCCGCCAGCAGCAGCAGCACACCCTCTGGGCAGTGGCCGGTCGGGTAAGGCTCCAAGGCGGCACGCTCCATCAGGCCGTCGGCATTGACCCGGGCCACTGCTTCGTCTTCCCAGGCCTCGGCGGCGTGCTTATTGATCCAGCCCTTGAGCAGCAGCGGGTCACCTTTTGCCCTTAGGAACTCATCTCGGATTTGCTCCCATGGCGTCCACCCGGCTGGCGCGTACCAGCTCGGCAGGTGAAAGCCGGCCGTTTGCCCATCGCCGGTTCCGTGCTTCCGCCACTCAGCGCCGGCCAGCATGGTGGTCTTGTGGTGCTGGGCGATGCGCTCACCGCAGGCGGGGCACTGGCACCACACCTCCCC